GCGCTGGAATACTAAGAAGAGCAGAAAAGAGAGGGAAGACGTTGCCAAGTGCCTTACGACAGGCATTGGAACACGGTTCGATGGAGAGACTGACACCTTTGTAACCCAAGTATTTGAATCACACCCACACGACTCTCGCATAAAAGAGATGGGCAATACCTGTCAGACCGTTACTAACCGATGGGGGACAGGTGGATGTAATGTTCCTATCGCACTTGCTGAAAATACAATCGGCAGACAGCCACAAAACGGGGGGAATGGAGATGGGTTTACTGTTGGCGGCCCGATGTATACGCTTAACGCTACAAGTGTGCATGGGGTGACAAATAACATGGCAGTACGCCGATTAACTCCCAAAGAATGTGAACGCTTACAGGGATTTCCTGACGGATATACAGACATACAGCTTAACGGCAAGCAAACACCAGATGGATCGCGATATAAGGCACTGGGTAACAGCATGGCTGTTCCAGTTATGAAATGGATTGGACAACGCATAAAGGAGCTAGCATGAAAAAGAAACTACTTGAGCAAAAATTAGTATCCCGTAAAGAGTACAAGCATGACCGAGCCATGCTGGAGGCTATCAAGCGCATGGAGAATCACCCAAAGCCAATCGCAATTTCAAGCAACGTAAAAGAAGTGTTTTTGGGAGGCAACAGATGAAAGACGTATTTGTAAACATCCGCATGACTGCTGACATGAAGGCTCAGATTGCCGCCTTAGCCGTGTCTGAGCATCGGTCACTGTCCGGACAAATAGCACTCATGCTACAGAGCAGGTTAGCCAGCGTACCAAATGCTGTACGTACAAGCCCCAAAGTGACGGTAAACACCGATTTACCTGAAAGCGTTTTTGAGGGAGATAGAGATGATTATTGAAGCAATGCAACAAGCCATAGCCGCGCTTAAGAATACTTGGGTGCCTGACATAGAGGAAGTCCGAGCTGTTGATGCGCTTAGAGAGGCAATTAGGCACATAGAAAATCAGCCAGCCGCTTGGGTCGGGCTAACCGACGACGAGATAGCGTTTATCTACTGCGACCCTGAGTCCGATGCTAACTGCCACGTCTTTGCACGTGATATCGAAGCCAAACTTAAGGAAAAAAACACATGAAAACTACACTAAACAAAATTCGTGCGAAGTCACCCTGCGCAGACGGATGGGCGAAGTTACTAAAAAGTCTCAATAAAACTGAGGCAGACGACGAATCGCTGTCACTTACAACTATTTTAGATAGCAACGGCTTAAACGATGCCATTTGGTGTCTAAAAGCAGTCGATGGGCACGACCAAAAGATACGTCTATATGCCGTTTGGTGCGCTAGGCAAGTGCAGCATCTCATGACGGATAAGCGCAGTCTTGATGCGCTAGATGTAGCAGAACGTTTTGCAAATGGGCAGGCTACTAAAAATGAACTAACTGCGGCAGGTTTTGCGGCAAGGGCTGCGGCAAAGGACGCGGCAAGGGACGCGGAATGGGATGAGGAATGGGCTGCAATGGCTGCGGCAGTGGCGGCTGCAGGGGCAAGGGATGCGGCAGGGGCTGCATGGGTTGCACGAGATGCACAAGAAGTTAAATTTCGTGAAATGTTTTGCGATACTTCGGAAATTAAATAATGAAAAACCCACAAGCAGAAAGCCAAGAACCTGTGGCGTGGATGTACGTCAATTTTGACGGCGAATGCGCGCCCAAGGCCGATCAGATAGAATATTCGCAGTTGCAACAAATGAGAGACAAGTGCGATTCATACATGGAGATTCATGATGCTATTGCAACAGACAATGACTTGCTGTACGCAATACTAAGACACGCAGAAGTAGAAATGAGGTATGCGGGTTGGGGCGAAAAACAAGAAGACAATTATGGCAGGTATGAAGTGTACAACCGCATTCAAGAAGTTGTGAAGGAGAAGCACACATGACATTAACTTTACGAACGACTAATTTGCTACGAGAACAGGGTTACACCGTTGCCACTGTTGAAACTTATAACTACTTCACGAAACGCAAGCATGACCTTTTCGGGTGTATCGACATTTTAGCAATTGGCAACAATGAGACCTTAGCTATCCAAGTAACGAGTAAGTCCAATATGTCTGCCAGGATACACAAGATTGAGGACAGCGAGGCATTGCCTGAGATGTTGCGCTCTGGCTGGCGTGTGCTTGTACATGGCTGGTTTCGAAAACCAAATGGTCGTTATGATTTAAAGGAGTTTGAATTTTGATTACGCAAAAACGTTTGAAAGAAGTTGTGCATTACGATCTAGAAACAGGCTTGTTTAAATCTATTATCAAAAGAAAAAAGTGTCCTATTGGAAAAATATTAGGAACATTAGACCCAAAAGGATACGTAAAAATAGGAATTGAAAAAAAACTTTACGCTGCTCATAGGCTTGTTTGGCTATACGTTTATGGTGAACAACCAAAACATCAAATAGATCACATAAACGGCAAACGCAATGACAATAGAATTGTTAACTTACGGGACGTTTGCTCGCAATACAATACGCAAAACCAACAAAAAGCACAAAAAAACAGTTCTACTGGATACCTTGGTGTCAGTTGGTCAAATCAAAAAAGAAAATTTAGAGCGAGTATTGTTCTTAACAATAAACAGATACACATAGGTTTTTTTAACGACAAACAAGAGGCAAGCCAAGCCTACCAAAAAACAAAACAAAAACTTCACAAAGGTTACGTGAAATTGGAACTGGTCAATTAGGGAAAACACCTATACACAACAGCAACACAAACGAACACAATGTAGTTTCTAACCAGGAGAAACAAATGTACGACAACACAATATACGCCATCGGCGCAGCGGTAACAGTAGCCATCGTAACCTTCGTGGCCATGGGATGGATCGTATTATGAATATTGAACACATCTGCCAAACAATGTCGGCCTTAGCAGGTTCTGATAGCTTCCCACAGGATGACCGAGAGTGGTGGGTTGCTTACTTTTGCGACCCAGTGCTAGTAGAACGCCTAATCGTGCATATCGCTCAGTCTTATCACTCTACAGACGAAGATATATGCAAATTACTAGACATGGTCGAAGGCCATATACAGCGTGTTAAGGAGCGTAAAAATGAGTGTGTATAAAAAACTAATGGAAGCACGTATTGCCTTGCAAAACACAAAGCTAACCAAATCTGGTCACAACAAGTTTGCAGGTTACAAATACTTTGAACTAAGCGATTTCCTGCCGCCTATACAGACAATCTTTGCAAATGTTGGTTTGTGTGGTGTGGTTTCTTTTGGTATCGACATTGCCACGCTCACAATCCACGACCTAGAGTCAGGCTCAGAATTGGTGATTACCAGCCCAATGTCTAGCGCGGCTCTCAAAGGTTGCCACGACGTACAAAACCTTGGTGCAGTCCAGACGTACATCCGACGTTACTTGTGGGTCACAGCCATGGAGATTGTGGAGCATGACGCTATAGATAGTTCAGAGCCTGCACAGGACGTTTCTGTGGCGATCAGGGGTGTTATGTCAGCCGAGTCGCTAGATGCGCTTAAAGCCCAGTTTACAGCCGCCTACGCTATGTTTAAAAGTGATAAAGACGCATTAGCCAAGATTAATGCGGCTAAAGACGCTCGGAAGAAGGAGTTGACCGATGTTTGAGCAAGGCTCGGATGAATGGTTTGCCGCCAGAGCAGGGAAGGTGACAGCTTCCCGTGTTGCTGATGTTCTATCTAAAGGCAGGGACGGGGAGTCAGCTAGCCGCAAGAACTACAAAGCAGATTTAGTAGTAGAACGCCTGACCAAACAAAAGACAGCAGGGTTTAGTAACGCAGCTATGCAATGGGGTGTAGACACAGAACCTCAAGCCAGAGCCGCATACGAGGTTAGGACGGGTGATTTTGTTGAGCAGATAGCGTTTGTAGACCACCCTGCCATTGTTAATTTTGGGTGTAGTCCAGACGGTTTGGTAGGTGATGACGGGCTGATAGAGATAAAGTGTCCCAACACGGCCACTCATTTAGAGTACTTGGAAGCAGACGCACCACCGAAAAAGTACTTTATCCAGATGCAAGCACAGATGGCTGTGACTGGGCGCAAGTGGTGCGATTTTGTATCGTTTGACCCTAGACTACCGGACGGATTGGAGTTGTTGATTGTTAGGGTAAACCGCGATGACAAGTACATCGCAATCATGGAAGATGAGGTTAGTAAGTTTTTGCAAGAAGTAGACAATAAAGTCGAATCGTTAACGAAAAGGAATGACAAATGAGCGTTAAGTACGAAGTGATCGCAAGCACCGGAACCTAC